GTGACCGTCGTGAAAATAGCTACAGGAACTACCCGACGAGTGACCTGCCTGACCTGAACCTGTCGCACAGGCGTCCTGACAGGCACGAGTACCGGAGGCGCTACTAGCAAAGCAGCGAACACGTTACGACGAGTGACCTGCCTGACCTGAACCTGTCGCGGCGGCACACGCATCACCAGAACGCCTTGATAAGCACAGATCAGTCTACGTCGTAAGATCGGATAATACCTATAGTACTGGATCCTTCTAGGCGGGCAGATTATTAGACTAGAACCGCCACCGACTGGATCAGCGTGCTGCACTGGGCCTATGTCCATGGCGGTGCTTGTGCTAGTAAGCCCAGGGAATGCCCCGATTACGCCTGCAGCACGCAGCAGAGCTCCGCCGCCAGCAGTAGCGTTAAGACTGAAATCTCCGCCTGCGACGTTTGTGCATGGATCGGCTGTGCAGGTTATGCAACTCAGCTGCGTATCGAGCGTAAACGCGCTGGCTGTCAAGAAATTCGTGCCGGTGTTGTTGTAGGCGGCGCACTTATAAAGCAGACAGCAATCTGCCGTCGCATTCGCGTTGAATCCATTCGATGTGTTGGAGTGCGCTATACACTGAATGAGCTCGTTAGAGTTCGTCGAGCCTGTCGTGATGTTGAACCCGTGCCTACCGTTATTATAGGCGAGAGAGTTAAGAGCCCTCGTGTTAGTCACTGTCGCCATCGCGAAGCCATCAGAGGAGGCGCCGCTGTTGTTAGCGCTGATGCAGCTCGTGCAATTCACCCCGCTGAACCCTGTAATTGTGTTACTCCATGCTGAACACCAGAATGCGGACGTACAGGTGAACGCGGCCGTCGTATCACAACTAGTAGCGTCACAAAAGAACGCGTTCCCGTTAGTCGCGAATCCACCTGACTTGCAGTTCTTAACTGAGCACCAGAGCCATCGACTTGTCGTCGTGCCAGAAGTCCCAGTGCTACCAGCAAGAGACGCCCCGTCGAGTATCAGACACCAGATATTAACGGTCCCAGATGCTGGTTTCACAAGCGTGAACGTACTGATCCCACTAGCCTGTAAGGTGGGTCGATTAGTCGTCTGAGGAAAATCTGTACGAACAGAGCCATACCCGAATACACTGGTATAGGTGGCTAGCAGACCGGCAGCGAGCGATAGGCAGCCGCCCGTCACATTGGCAGTGGCGCTCGTGACTGAGTACGTAGCCTTCTTACAAAACAGATGGTTACCTCCTACGTGAAACTGACCAGCCATTCCAGGAGATGCGAGGCAACCTCCTACGTTCAGGGTAGCCCCCGTCCCTGTCGCGATACCCCCAGACCTATCTACTATGATGGTCCCGACCCCGGTGTCACTCACGATCTCAAAGACTGCTGTCGCGATCGAGCCAGTACCTCCAGAGAGGAAGCACAGATTGCCGACCATGGCCTTATGGAACTTGTTAGAGGCGCTTGTAATCGTGACCGAGGCGCTTGTCGTCACTGCGTCCGTGATCTGGCATGGCGTGACTCCGCCTTGCGAGTAATCGACGCCGAACTTCCCAGCAGTCGGCGTTGCCTGGGTAGAGATACCTATCGTAGTATTGACGGTGAACGGGCCTCCCGTGCCGTAGAGGACCACGTTTCCTACCGATGCGTCCAGTGTAGCTTTATTAGCGGCTACGCTGCTGATTTTTGCCCACAATCCAGTAGGTGTGACGGTCACTCCGGCGATCGACACCGTAGGCAATGACCAGCTCCCGCTTGACTGTAGGAACACCCAGTGGCCTACGTCACCAGCCTGGAAGTTGTATGTCGCGCTGCTGACCACGGGCGTAGACGTGTTTCCAGTGTTCGCGTTGGTCGTCAGATCAGTCGGGAAATTGGCGTTAGACGGATTGAATCCACCGCTATTAGTATCCGCGCCAACCTGGCCATCCGACCCAGTCGCCGCGATCTCGAAGAGCGTACCCGCTGCAATCGCCATTAGGTATTCACCAACTCAAAGTTCGCTGGAAGCGTTCCGTATTGCGCCTTGAACCACGCCCTAGCCTCAGATTTCGTGTGTCTCAATACGGCGACACCCGGAAACTGCGGTGACTGCCATCTCTTTCCAGCAGACACGTTGTGGGATCTGTCCCGGTAAGATGTCGCGCATCTGCCAGACCTAATCGCGTCCTGTACTTCCCTAGGCAAGTCATCGAACGCTACTGCAGATCCAGCCGTGAGCTCAGTTGGCATCTCAAACTTAACCGGAGCTCTCAGGACGGTCGCTATCTGTCTCTTCTTAGGAATCATCTTCGACCGTACAAGTTCTTAGCGCCTATGAACCGGGCATGAAGCGCTCGCATGTCAGGAGTGTCCCACAGGCTAAGCAGCTGCTGCATCGTCGTGATCTGACTGATGATGTCTGACACGGACACCTCTTGAGCCCCGTCGAGACTACTGACTAGGGGCACTGGCTCAGTGCCCACGACCTGGGCCAGTATCGCTGACGAGCCAGACACAGCGTCCACCGAGACGATGTTAGCCAGCGTCAAGAACTCTCGCGCCGCCATCAAAGCTGACCGCACTAGGGTGGAATTGTTGGTGACCATCGCCAATTGCGGAGCCGTTAATTCTGTGATAAGCATTTAGTTGTTCGCCTTGCCATAAACCTGCGATAAGTCACGCACACCATTCCACGGCGTCAGCGCCCAATCTCCACCAAGCGTCGAGTAGCTAATGATCGGATAGGACCACCCATTCTGGGTTGCCGTCCGGTCAGTCTGTACAGTCGACAGTTGTTTTGTGGCCGTGAATCGCCCCGATGCGTTGATCTCTGCCAGGGCGCGGTCGCACGGCAGGCAGGTTCGCGGACCGATGACTCGGACGACGATCTTGGCTGGGGCCGACGCCTTGCCCACAGTCGGTTCCACGGCTGGTGTGTAGAGTCGTGTCGGTTGGGGCACGGGCTGCTGAAGCCGCCTCAACTCCTGCTCTGCGTTGACCCCATGCCGGATCGCTGCCAACATCGTCTGAGCTTCTGCTAGTTGATCGCGCAACTCGACGCCCAGCTGTTCGACCGCGGCCAGCTTCTCGGCGGCGATTTGGGCCTTGTCGGACGGCGGCTCTTCGACGGTGACGGGCTTTATCGCGGGCTGCACGGGCACAACGACCGGGCTCGTGGCAGGCTCCGGCACGGGCTGCTGAATCGCGGTGGGCTGAACCGGAACAACCGGTGGCGTAACTGGTACGGGCAGCGTATGCACGTACGCCACGAATGCTGTCAGGAGTGCCATCCAGAATGAGTTGCCGCTCGTCCAGATCATGTGCAGAATCGCCCGCGGTGAAGGAAGTCCCGGCGGAAACGCGGCCAACCACTGAAAGAACGTGGTTATCTGCTCCGGCGTCACGACCGGTGACGGCGTAGCCGGCTGCGGGGCTGTGAATGGTTGATCGGGCATGGCTGCCTCTGCTGTAGGGCTTAGCCTCTCGTCGGCGACTAGGCCACGAGAGGCATAGAAGGGGCTGTGACGGGATCAACCGGAGGTGTCGGAGGAGAGCTAGGAATGCCGGCTGCCGCGATCAAGCCGACGACGAGCTGAGCAGCAGTGGTCACCTTCTCGAGCTGTGCTGCGTTGGCGGCGTCAGCGCTGTCCTTCGTCGCCTGCGCACTTGTCAAGGCCGCGGCGGCAGTGTCAGCCGAGCCTTGAGTACCGCGAGCATCACCGATGGTCTGATGTGCAGCCAGTAGTGCCTGGTCGAGGTCATTGAGCTGTTGAGTAGTAGGGGTAGACATGTCGTTCGATCCTATAGGCTGTGAGATATACTCGTAGTAGTTAATATACCTACGAGTCAAGGATCGTTTTTGTGGTACAATGTAGCTACACGCTCTGATAGGCGCTCTATCGCCGAGACCACCTTGTCACTTCCGTCATGATTAGCCCGCCAGGCGTTCTCCATATCGAGTCGAAAGTTAGCTATAAGTACCTGAGCCCTGGCCTCGGCCGCGGTTAGATTCATCTGATGTATAGCCTCTATAGCCGGTACCCGTATGGTGGTCATATACCACGCGTACCACACGGCGAATATCGGACCCCCGATGGTACCTACCACCACGCCGACTCCGGTGGCCCATTGTGGGACGATGGTCTCAGAGTGTTGCTCTGTAGCTGATACAGAAATATCGGCAGCATACGCTAGCATTGGCGTCAAGGCCAGCAAGCAGATTAGTCCAGTGAACGCTATCGCGTACCTAGTCTTCATGACCATCATCCTCTTATTGATACCCAGCATAGTGGATGTGTCCTCTAACCTCTGAAGCTTCTTCTCGGCTATTCGTCTGGCCGCCTCAGGACCAGTCACGCGCACGGTCTCAGCCTCTGACCAGTGTATGTCTATGTTAAGCTTGAGCATTATACTCTCACGTGGCTTGGGCTGGAGATTTCTTGGACATCAGATACCGCTGCTTGCGAGACAGCCCAGCTCGCATGACGCCTTGCCCAGTCTGCTGTTGCCCATTCTGTTGCTGACCCTTAAGTACTGGTACACCGAGCTTCTCACGAATGTCTGCCCAGTCCACGTTAGCCTGCTCCTGGGCCTGACCAGCCTCATTACCCCAGTGTTTCTCATATAACGCCTTGAGTGAGGCTCGTTTCTCATCTACGAGTGGGGTGGCCGCGACTCGGACCCTGCCTACGTACCGAGGACCGAAGTTCAGCTCGAGCAGCATGTCGACCACCTGTGAGTTCAAGAGCGCCAGGATCTCGCGATGAGTCATCTCAAGATTGTCGACGACAAAGTCACCGTGTGCCTCTGCTTCTGCCTTGGTCCCGAACTGGCCCTCTTGGATCGCTCGCTCTGGGAAGCCCAAGCCGCGAGCCTTGAGCACGTCCATATACTTCAGTCTATCTACAAACTGAGCCTGTTGTGTCTGAGCCGAGATTAGCTCGACGCGCCAGGCGGCGTTCTGTGGGCTAAAGTCATTTAAGTTCTCGACCTGCGACAGCACAGAACTCGGTACAGCGACCATGCCTGATGACTGTAGCGCCTTGAGTATGTTAGCTGCGATCAGTGCATTGTCGATCTCGCCTATGGACTGTCCGGTGATCGGGTCTCGCTGGACCGAGGTACCTATCGGATAGTAGACCACCCAATGAGCACCGGCGACCTTTACGTCAAATCGACGAGCGCCGTCATCACACTCGAGCCATGAGTCGTACGGTCGCTCGCAGCGGCGCATCAGAGGCTCGCTGTACCAGTTGGTGCCCTCCGCATCCCGATAAAGGCAGGCGAAATCTCCGCGGTAGAGATACACTGGGTTCGGGTTCAGGACATTATGAATCGCCGAGTTGCGGAGACCAACGAGGTTGCCGGAATAGTCCACCAGTATAGTTGTTAGGTCCTGCAGCAGGCCCTTGAGCTTCGAGACGTAGAACAGGCCAGTCTGCTCATCAATCTGCTTCACGACCTCATACGGCTGCCAACCAAAGTCCAGGAACCCGCGAAGAGCGTCCCGCAAGAACTGGATCCTGAGCGGAATGATCGAGTCTTTGATACATTTCTCGGCATCCTTGAACTCCTCATGATCAAGCTCAACATTCCACTCAGAACCTAACAGCGCAGCCGCGTAGACATCACGCAAGAGCCCGAAGGTCGGGTCCCGGCGCATCAGCCGAACCTTCTTGTACCAGGCCGACTGTGCGTTAACCGGGTTGAGCGCTAGGACACCGGGCGGGACCCACCCGTCCGGGCCTGCCCCGACGAGCACCTGAGCTACTGTTCGTGCCTCTTGTAATTGTCCGTTCGTAGAGCTCATGCGAACACTTTCTTGGCGAACTGCTCAAAGTTTTGCGGATGCTGACCAGTGGATGGGAACAAGCTCGGCATCTTCTCGCTAAGCCATCGCCCGAGATCATACGGCATGGACTTCTTACCCTTGTCCATCGCCTCAGCATGCTTAAGCGGATTCCTCTTCTTGGTCATGGCCAAGACCTTGACACCTCCTGGGTTATCTACGGCTCCCTTGGATATCGTCAGGATATTCTGGACCTTCTGCCAGATGCTCATGAGTCGATCCTGGTCCCCTGCCTTGCGGGCCGCTCCCCACTCTCCGAGAAGTTTCTTGAGACCTCCGAGCATCTGCGGGGCGTGCGCCACAGTAGTGGCCATGGCTATGCCGACGCCGTGGGCATGGCGAAGCGCACGAGCACCATGCGCTAGGCTCATCCCCGGCACTCCCTTGTCCCGCGCTACTGCCCTGAGCCACTCGCCGTATCCTACCTCGCGAGAATTGGCTCCACCCTCATCATGCAGCAGCTTCTTGGCGAACTTCAGGGCCCGCTCATCCTGCGCCTGGATCATCATAATCATAGCAGGCACATGGTAGTTACGCCCAAATGTATAGCCCTTGAGCTCGACCCTAAGACCCATCTGCCGGACCTGATTAGCGAGCTGCTTAGCTTGTTTCTCAGGAAACGTAAACACAGCCCTAAGCTGATCGGGTCGAGTCTTGGCCGATGCGACACGAGCAGTCGGCTCAATTCGGCTCTTCTCCATGTTGCCGCGAGAATCGAGCTTGCGAGCCTTACATCTCATGGCCAGGTTGTCGATGGAGTGCAGGACGCCTGTGTCGTCTGTCTCCACGTCGAACATGACCCAGTTCTCCTTGCCGGGAACATTACCTGGCCAGTCCCGCCACGACCACGTGATCTTGTGATTGCCGACATACAGGTGGTCCCTTATGTCGGTGAGCCCATTGTAGAACTCGCCAGCATGGTCTCCAGGCAGGACATAGTGAGCGCGGGGAAGCACTTGCCGTGCATGCTTTCCCGCGCGAGCCTGGGCAAAGCGATCCGGCTTATCAGGCTTTTTCTTCTTACCGCCGTATTGTCCCTCGGCGAAATAATAGCTGAATGCTGCAGCTGCTTCTTCAGTCGGAAGTTCCTTAGCACCTCTAGCTCTAAGCGCTTGTCGAGCCTTCTGAGCCTGTTGCTCGTTCTTCGGTTTGACGAAGATCTTATTACCGATCACCTCGTATGCCATACCGAGACCGCGCAGAACTAGTGATATGGCCGTCATGGCAATAGTTGATCCAATGACGAATACAAGCGTCATTCCAGCAGTGGCCCCGATATTACCTGGAGTAACTAATCGCTTAGCAGAGTCCAGAAACTCAGACCCAGCTCGTTTAGCTGACTTAAAGACTGGTTTAACCCCTTTAGGCTTCATCCAATCTCTATCAGAGGCACCCATGGCAACACCTGCCAGTACCACCTCGTCCACGAGGCTCAGCGAGAAGCTCGCGAACCTTCCCTGAGAATCAGCCTGGTACTGCTTGTGGCTGACGTGAGTACGACCTGCTCGATCGTGAGCCTCGTAGCGGGTGCGGACGCCGGCATGATGATGCCACTTCCTCTTGTGCTCCTCGGCGACCTTTTGGGAAGCCGGGAACTCTGAGTCCTTGAACTTCTCGTACCCGCGACGGTGAATGTCCTCATGAGCCTTGTGATGATTGATCACGTCCTTGACCGAGATCATGGTGTTCTCGGTCACGGGCGGCGGAGCTATTCGTTGTGTAGATTGTGGCCCAGGCTGAGCCCGCAGTGGCTGACTCTGGGGGAGCTGTGATTGTGCGGACTCGAACCGAGCACCACGAGACCTCAGGTAGCGTTGCTTTCGAGTTAACACCATATCACGCTGCTCCAACTAGCACAGACGGCACGATGTCCGTCGTGGGTACAACAGGCCAAACCCTGAATATAATGTACCCCAAAGCATCAGTTATGTGCCCAACGTCATCATGATCATCGACCTCACGGCTGCCCGGTAGGTACGATCGAGTCACCAGATCATGCTGCAACCACTTACATCGGCTACTCACGAACAAACGACGATCTCCAAGAGCGTTGCAAAATGCTGCATTACAAGACGAGAACCGCTCATGGATTCCGGGATTGCTTGGTGGATAGAAGATACGAGATCTGATGAATCGCTTGTCATTGGCGATGTGGGCCAGGTCACTCTGTGTCGAGCTGGTCTTGCGAGCCTTACTCGAGGCGTCCCCGAAGAACATCCAGCCCGCCTGATGCGACTCGGGCTTGTTGAATCGCTTATCGAGCTCGTTTAATGCAGAAGGCGTATTGGTGTTCCGCATCCAGATCTCGTCGATCACGTTGAGTCGCTTGCCAGTGACGTCGGCCTGACAGATCACCCACGCCATCGGGTCCACATTAAAATCACTACCCACCATAATGGGTAGCGCCGGATTATATTTGCATGCGGTGGGTTCAATGACGTTGAGCTTGTCGTCAAACGAGTAGAACACCATGCCACTGGTGCCCTGCCAGATCGCACCGTACTGCTCATCGAAGTCTTTTGCATCTAGTGACCTCGCGGCATCCTGTATCTCCTCTTTCTTGAGGATATCGGCGCTCGGCCACGTGTAGGACTC